GTGCACGCCACGCATCATTGTTACCGTGCCGGAGCCATTATGCGTATGCAGCGAATTGAAGTTGTCAAACCTACCCAGGCTTACGCTGCCGCTGTATGTTTGCCGAGATTGAAACCCTACCATGTGGTCGTACGCGCACGTCCCGATCATGGTAGTTTGAGAATCAAAAGTCGCGTACGCAGACGCCAGCGTCGGCGGGGTGGTCGTGAAATTGAGAGTGTTTCGATCTTCAAACCCGTGCACCGGGTAGGCGAGATCCGCGTCACTCTGCAGCAGCGTGCGCTCTTGACTGAAAACCGCGCTGGCCGCTGTCGCGCCGGCTGACCAGACCGGCGGCTGTGGCGTGCGGGACTGACTGCCGAACACGACCGACCCCGAGCCGATAAAAACCCGCCGCTGGTCAGCCTCAAAGCTCCCGTTGATCGTCAGGGTTTGCGCCGCCGCGACGTTGATTGTCCCCGGAGGCTCGACAACCACCGATGTGGTCGTTGGGATCGTGGCGCTCGCGGCCACGGCAGCAGCGCCACGGATCGTCAGCAGCGCGGGCGTCGCGCCGATGGCCGCAATGGCCGCGGCGATGGTGGCGTGCCGGGTGACCACGCCTGCGATGGTGCTGGTGATCGCGCCCAGCCCGACCTTGGTTTCACCTTTGGCCGCCGTGGTCGTGTCGGCCAGGTCGGCCGCTGTTACGCCCTGCTCAGGCCGCCAATGGGCGGTCAGGTCACCCGCGAAAGTTGCACCGGACGTGTGGGTGTCGAGCGCGACGTACCACGTGCCAGATTCGAGCACCAGGTCGAGCGGCTGATACAGCGTCGCGGTCGCCCACGCGCCGCGAGGATTGAGCGCAGAGACTCGATTCGTTGCACCGGTTGCCGTGAGACGCTGCACGCCGAGTCGATCTACATAAGTGCCGGCCGACGACGTAACGATTTCGTCGAGTTTTTGGACGTTGAAAACAAGGTCGGAAACGTCAGCGGAAGGAACGGGGTTTGCCGTGGTCATATTTGATCAGCCTCGTAAATTCGTGGATCGTAGTTTGCCAGAGTCAGCGTCACATTGCCGTTCCGTCCCGTGGGGCGCAGCGGCGGGACGACGGTATAGAGCCCTGCTGCGTTCAGCTCGGCAGCGCTCAGGCCCGGACCGAAAGCGTACCGGCTGCCGAGCTGGCGGGTCGGCCCGGCAACATAGACGCCAGCCGGCGCAGCCGTGGCCAGCACGCATCCGCCGCCGGCCGCTGGGGTGCACAGGATCGGCGAGCCCAGCATGCGGCCGTCGGCACCGGTGAAGACGATTCGCCCGTCAGGCTCGCCCAGGAAGTCGAGCGGCTCACTGGTCGTGACGGTGAGCCCGTCCAGCGCCAGCACCTCGCCGGCCTGCAGTACGTCCTCGGCGCCGCCGAAGTCGGCCGGGTCCACCCACCGAACCAGCGACAGCGGCGCGAGCGCCTGGGCCTCGGCGAGGGCCGTGTCGGTCACCGTGGTCCGCTGGTACAGCAGGCGCCGCGCTTCCAGGTCGGCGCGATTCTGCGCCTGCGATGTCGTGGCGCACCCGGTCAGCTTGATCTTCATGGGGTGAGACGACGTGCCGACCACAACGGCACCCGTGGTGATGTTCAGCCTGATGTATGCGCGGGTCTGCTGCGTGGTCTCGTCCACATACTCGACTTCGACGCCGTCCAGCGACTTCGGAAGATAAGCGGAATAACTCATTGCCGATTCTCCGCCCGCTGCCAGGGTGCGGTAATCAAGCTGCAGGTCCACCTCGCTGCGGGCCTGGTCGCGCACCACGGACCATTGCGTGCCGTCACGCCAGATCGTGCACCGTGCCGTATCAGCGATGCGTTGCATGCGCTCGCCGAGGGAGGCGTCAGCGTCGTCGAGCGACCCGTCGAAGCGCAGCAGGGCGGACGTCTCGCCAAACTCGGCGTTCACGGCGGCCAGCGCGTCGGTGTCAAGCTGTGCAATATCGTTGCCGGCGATGTGCCAGACGTGCGCCAGCGCTCGCGCAAAATTTCTCGTCGCACTCGGCGTTACTGCCACCAGGGTGCGCACGTGGCGCTGCCACCGCATGTTGTACTTGCGGTCGCCGAGCCCGGCGGACCCCTCAGTCGCCTTAGTTGCAATGCGCATGATCGTGCACGCAGGCATGACCTTGCTCGCCGTATGCCGCACGGCCGACGCAAGTTCCAGTTTCACCACGTCAGCACCATCGCTGGATATTTGGACAGTAAGCCGCGTGAACTGAATTTTGTAGCGCCCGTTGCCGGCGCTTGGTGTGACTTTCTCGGTATAAAATCTCTGGTCGTAGGTGGCCGCCGTGTAGGTGTTCGTCTGATTCTGACGCGTACCTCCGATCTCAACGCCCGCACCGTCGATCTGCCACCATTCGGATTTAATCTGTACCGAACCCTGCAGTCCTCGCAGAAACGCAAGATTCCACCATAGGCGAGTTGCGGCAATCGGCAGAGTGATCGGGCCGACCGTGGCGCCCGGATTAGATCCGGTAATGTCAATTGTAAAAGTTACCGTCTCGTTGAACGGTCCGCCTGACCACACCGCACTTGCAAACGTAAAAGTCGCCGTGCCACTCAATACAACATACGATAGCAGCGTGGCTGCGGCCGAGAATGATCCCAGGCTGTATGTAAAACTCACGTTCACTACTTGACCAACCAACGTTTTCAAATCAGCAAGGTCTGGGCCGTCAACGAAAGCTGCTGTGAAAAACGTGTCTCCGTTATTCGCAACGAACGTGCCAGATTTAATTATGTCAGCAAATACCGTGCCGTAAGGTAATTCCTGCCCGCTCACATCGGGGCTTGCGAACTGTTCGTATACGTCGGTTATTGTGGTCGCGCCAAACTCATACACGCCACCGACAGGCACGGGCTCAAACAGCATATAACTCGCGCCGCTAATGTCCGCTATCGGAGTTTCTGCATACTGCACCGCCGTCACGTCACCCTTGCCACGGCTCAAGCAAAGCCATTCGGTGATCTGCTTGACGTTTGCGACATACTCAACGACGGACGGCTGGATAAGGTCGGGCCAAATGCGACGATAGCCGTACACGTCAGGTACGCCCTGATACGCTCGAACGATATTTGACTGAGCGGTCAGAGAATTATTCGGCGAATCCTTACCCGTGTACGCCCCGTCCGCCGTGTTTTGATTCTGCCGAAACAGCCCCAGGGATTTGAACGCCGCGTGCAGTATGGGGTCAAACGTCTTCAGCAACTTTTGAAACGGCCTGACCGCCCCGGCTGCGGGGCGCCGCACCAGCGCCACTGCCACACCCGCGGGGGGCGGCGCGTCGAGCCGGGCGTCCGTCAGAGGGTCAACGATCGTCCCGTCAATGCGCAGTTCACAATCCCCGGCGCCGTCAGGCCATGCCGCGGCAATCTGCGCCTGCAGCGTGGAGTCCACGTCCAGCGGCACGCTGCTCGGCGGGTCAGTCGGTAGATTGAGGTGCATGCAGGTGCCGATAGTACCGGATCTGGCCGTACACCTGCCCCAGCGCGCGCAGGCGCGTAATCCTGACGTTGCCCGGTTGGTCGGGCCGACCCTCGGCGTGCAGCACGCGCTGGCCGTCCAGCATCACGCCGCAATGCGTGGGCGCCCCCGCGCGCCACGCCATCCAACACGTGGCGCCAGCCGCCGGGCTGGGCAGTTCCTCCCACCCTGATGATGCCACGAATCCGGCAGCAATGTCGGTCTGCGGCACGTCGCCGATGTCCACGCCCAGCACCTCGCGATGCCACAGCACGATGAGCCCGTAGCAGTCCATGGCCTGCCAGTCGGCACGCCAACGGGCCCACGGCAGGCCCACGGCACGGGCGACGAACTCGGCAGGCGTCACAGCACCTGCAGCCCGGTCCAGGTGGCCGGGTCGTAGATCAGGGCGGCGGGCCGGCGCATCGGGTTATCGTCGGTGGCCATGACCTGCACGGCATCAGGCGTGATCGTCACACCGCCCGCGTCGGCGACGTAAAGTTCCCAGGTTACTTCGGGCGACGCCGTGTCGACCAGGTATCGCGCGTACGTGCATGCGATCGGCGCGACGCTACCCGAGGTCTGTACGAGGCGCAGTTGGCGCTTGAACTCTGCCCCCACGACGGCGCGTGGAAACGAAACCGTCAAGCGCACCTGCCCGCCCGCCTGGTCGGGCTCCTTGACTTGGCCTGGCACCGGCGTGTGGACGTTGCCACCCAGCGTCACGGGCTCAAACTGGTCGAGCACCA